TCTATAGGTTTGCGTATCAAGGGCGACGATAGCCCTCTAAGGCCGGGAGAGTTCCGAGATGTTGATGTCCCCGGCGGTGCGATTAAAGACAACATAACCTTTGTCCCATATAAGGAGCCGTCTTCAGTCCTGTACCAGCTTCTTGGCAATATTGTTGAGGAAGGCAGGAATATAGCCAGTATCGCCGACTTGAAAATTTCGGAGATGAATAATCAGGCCCCTGTCGGCACCACGTTGGCTATTATTGAGCGTGGCATGAAGGTCATGTCGAGTGTCCACGCCCGGATTCATGCTTCCATGCGGGTAGAGTTCAAGCTGATTGCTGAATTGGTAAAGGAATACCAGCCGCCGGAATATGAGTACGATGTGGAAGACGGTGCGACCCGTGCCGAGGATTATGACGATAGGGTTGATGTCCTCCCAATTTCTAACCCCAACGCCTCCACCATGGCCCAAAGAATTATGCAAAATCAGGCGGTCTTGCAGCTTTCTGCCACTGCCCCGCACATATACGACCAAAAAATTCTGCATCGGCAAATGATTGACGCCATGGGTGTGGATAACGGTGATAAAATCATTCCCCTTGACGATGAAATGAAGCCTATGGACCCTGTCGCCGAGAATATGGCCCTTATAACCGGCGAGCCGATTAAGGCGCATATTCATCAAGACCATGAAAGCCACATCAAGGTTCATATGGCGGCGGCGGAAGACCCCAAACTTCAACAGATAATGAGTAAATCGCCAGCAGCGTCAGCTATTGCTGCTGCTGGGGCCGCGCATATTCAGGAGCATGTTGCCTTCCAGTATCGGCGGGAAATTGAGAAACAGCTTGGCGTTCCGATGCCTGCTTATGATGAGGATATGCCCGCCGAAGTTGAGGTTCAGCTTTCCAAGCTGGCGGCAGATGCCGCCGATAAAGTTCTCAAGAAGGATTTGGCTGAAATGAAAGCCCAGGAGAACGCCAAGAACCAGAATGATCCGGTTCTGCAACTTCAGAAGATGGATGCTGAAACCAAGGCCCAGGAAGTTCAGCGCAAGGGCGTGGCGGATAAATTGCGCGCCCTTGTTGGCATTAAGCAGATTGAAAGCAAAGAGAAGATGTTCGGGGTCGGAAAGGGGCAGGAGGTCAAGCAAAGCCAGATGGATATGTTGTTGGATATTCAGCGGCTGCTTACAGATGAGCAGCGTATGCTATCGCAGGAAAAACAAACTGGTACGCGCATTGGTGTAGATATTGCCATGGCACTGTTGGATGATGAGATAGAGCGAGAGAGGATATCTTCTCAAGAGCGGATTGCAGGTGTCCGGGAAGGCGTGAATATTGGCCGGGCAGGGATGCAAGCCGAGTCTGCGAGAGAACAAGGGGCGTTCAATTTGGCCGGAAAGTTCATGGACGTTCTCCGGTCTCGCACAGATGGGCAACAAAAAACGAACAATTCTGAAAATAACAGTTGATTGGATAAACATTGCCCAGTAATATTTTGGAAACGCTGCGGTCAAACCTTCGCCGCGAGATGAACGAGATTGCTGATCATGTGGCGACGGGTGGTTGTCTGGCAACGGGAGACCCGCAAACGGTGGCGATGGAATATGCCAAACAGTGTGGCAAGATAGAGGGTCTGGCGATGGCCGAGCGTGATCTTCTTGAGATTTTAGAGCAGGGCAAGTCAGAGGAAGAGCAAGATATATGACACAGGTATCTGTTGCCCCCGAAGAGGGGCGCATTGAGAAGATCGCAAAGCCGAAGCTTGTTCAGGTTGATGGCAAGGATATGCCGAAGGCTCCGCTGAAGGAGCATGCTTCATTGCCGAAGCCTGTGGGGTGGCAAATTCTTATTGCCATGCCGGAAGTGGAGGAGCGTACAGAGGGGGGAATAATAAAGGCCGATGTCACTAAAGACATAGAGAGTACGTCTACGGTTATCGGGCTTATCCTTGCCATGGGGGACCAATGTTATAGCGATGAAGAGCGGTTTGGTCAGACGCCTTGGTGCAAGGAGGGGGATTTTGTTTTGATCGGTGCTTATAAGGGGGTCCGGTTTAAAATCTTTGATAAAGAATTTCGCCTTATCAATGACGACACGGTGAAGGCAATTGTGGACGATCCACGGGGGTATACGAGGGCATGACGGATGGCTGAAGTCGCACTGAAGCAAGAATTTGAAGAGCCGGATCAGTTTCCAGCGCCTGAACCTGAAGAAGCCGGTGAGGATGCTCTTGAGATTGAGGTTCTCGATGATGTGCCGGAAGAGGATAGGGTGGCGGCTCGCCCCGCTGTTGACAGGCTCAATCCAGATAGCGAGGAATTTGAAGAAGAGATTAAGAATTATTCTGAGGCCGCGCAAAAACGCATTAAGGCTCTTAAATTTGAATTCCATGAAGAGCGGCGCGCTAAAGAAGGTGCCCTTCGTCAGAGTGAGGAGGCTGTGCGCTACGCAGAGCAAGTTGCGGGTGACAATGCTTCTTTGAAAGAGGGCTTGAGTAACTCAAATGATGTTTTAATCCAGCAATATGGGGCACGCAGTGATGCTGAGTTGGAAACGGCTAGGAAAGAATTTAAAGAGGCTTATGAGGGCGGTGACACGGACGCTCTCCTGGCTGCACAGGAAAATATTAGTCGCCTTCATGTTGAGCGTGGTAAGGCGCTTCAAGACGCTGAAATTATTCAGCGCCAAAGGCAGCAGCAACAGCCTCAACAGGCCCAACAACAGCAACAACAGGCCGTAGGCACGCCGGATGCGCGTGCCATGGAGTGGATCAGGAAAAATTCCTGGTATCAGTCTCCCGGCAATGAAGAGATGACTGGTTATGCCGTGGGTTTGCACCAGAAACTGGTGAAGGAGGGGCTTCACCCTCAATATCATGAAGAATATTATTCCCGCATCGATAATGGGATGCGGACGGTGTTTTCTGATTATTTTTCCGGTAGGGAAGAAGGTGGTAATGGGGCAGGTAATGGTTCTGCCTCTGTTGTGACTACCGGAAATAAGCCGCCCCCTGTGGGCGGGCCGTCACGGGGCGGTAAACCCCCGCGCAAAGTGCAACTAACCGCCACTCAAGTAGCCCTCGCAAAGCGACTCGGGTTGACCAACAAGCAATATGCCGCACAGGTTGCAAAGGAGCAATTGAACGATGGCTAAAGCACCGCGCACCTCGCCGAAAGCGAGAGAAGTAGAGACACGCGAAGCCGAAGACCGGGTGACTCATTACCGGCCTCCTTCAAATCTTCCTGATCCCATACCTCAAGATGGTTATGATTTCCGTTGGATTCGGACCTCTATTCTTGGAGAGCCGGACAATAGAAACGTGTCTATGCGGTATAGAGAAGGATGGGAGCCGTGTTTGGCGGAAGATCATCCCGAATTGATGATCATGTCGGATGTGAACACCACCTTTGAAGGTAATATCGTTATTGGGGGCCTTATGCTCTGCAAGTGTTCAAAAGAGCTTATGGAAGCCAGAAACGAGTATTACGGAAACAAATCAAAGGAACAGGCTACGAGTGTCAACCAAAACTTTATGCGCGAGAACGATCCGAGAATGCCGCTTCTGGAAACAGAGCATCGCTCGGAAACTACGTTCGGCGTTGGCCGCTCCCGGAATTAAGGGGGCTTAACACTTTGCAAAAAGGAACAGTAAGATGGCAACTTCTGCTGCGCCATATGGCTTTGTTCCGGTAAATAAGATTGGTGGTTATGACAACGGGTCATTCCGCCAGCTTAAAATGACGAATTCCTATGGCACGTCCATGTTTTTTGGAGATGTCGCGGAACTCGCCGCCGCCGGTACGATTGAGCTAGATACCGCTACGACCTCGACACGTCCCATTGGGATTTTTCAAGGTTGCAGCTATACCGACCCGACACTGAACTACAAGGTGTTCTCGCAGATGTGGACAGCCTCCACCTCTTCTACGGACATCATGGCCTATGTTGCGGATGACCCGAACCAGCTTTTTCAGGTTCAGGGCGATGAGGCCATAGCCCAGACCGGGCTTGGTAACAACTGCGACATTATCACTTATGCGGCGGGCAACGCCAATATTGGCAAGTCAATATTGGCATTGGATGGTGGCAACATCGCCACTACCAATACATTGCCCTTCCGCATTATCGATTTTGTTGACGGGCCGTTTAGCTCTGTTGGTGATACCTACACCGATGTGATTGTCAGATGGAACTTTGGCCTCCATCAGTATGAACTCGCGCTTGGCACATAAGGAGGATTGATCAATGGCATCAATTTCACGCGCACAATTGCTCAAGGAACTATTGCCGGGCCTGAATGCCTTGTTTGGCCTTGAGTACGACAAGTATCAGAATGAGCATGAATCCGTATACGATTCGGAAAGTTCAGAACGCTCATTTGAGGAAGAAACCAAACTGTCCGGTTTCGGTGCTGCCCCAGTTAAGGCTGAAGGCGGGGCACTGGCATACGACACCGCCCAGGAAAGTTTCACCCAGCGGTATGACCATGAGACTATTGCCATGGGATTCTCCATCACCGAAGAGGCGATGGAAGATAATCTCTATGACAGTCTGTCCTCGCGGTACACCAAGGCGCTCGCTCGCGCCATGGCATATACCAAGGAAGTCAAGGCGATGGTGCCGTTCAATGACGGCTTTACCGCTACGACTGGCTACCTGACCGGTGACGGCGATCAGTTGTTCTCGACCTCGCACTCGATTGTGCAGGGCGCTGACCTGTCTAATCGTCCGGCAACGGCGGTGGATTTGAATGAGACATCCATTGAGGATGCGACCATTCAGATTTCCAACTGGACTGACGAACGTGGGCTGCTGGTTGCGGCACAGCCTGTTAAGTTGATCATACCGACCAACTTGCAGTTTGTTGCTACCCGTATCCTGAACTCGCAGTACCGGACGGGTGTCGCTGATAATGACGTTAACGCTATTGTGCATAACAGCACGATCCGTGACGGGTATGCGGTGAATCATTATTTAATCGACACCAATGCTTGGTATCTTAAAACCGATGTTCCTAATGGGTTGAAAAAATTTATCCGTGTCGCTCTTTCTACGAGCATGGATGGCGATTTTGACTCAGGTAATGTCAGGTACAAGAGCCGCGAGCGGTACTCGTTTGGCGTTTCGGACTATCTCGGCGTTTATGGTTCGCCGGGCTCTTCTTAGAGAGTTCACGGTTAGCCTCGGTTTATGGGTGAGGGGGCATTTGCCCCCTCACCTTAACTGATGTCCATTTTAGATTTTGGGTATGGAGCCATCAATAAGTCATGGACCCCATCACCATAGCTGCCGGTTTTGCAGTTGCGCGGCAATCGATAAAACTTTGCAAGAAAGCGTTGGAGTCTGCCAACGATATCGGGCAGATAAGTAAGCATATAGATCATTTATTTCATACCCTTGAAAAGAAACCAGACGCCCCATCCAAAAAGAAGAAAAAGGTATTCTCTAGATTACGCACATCATTCACAAAAGAGACGCATGAGGAGGTGGAGGATG